GCATTCAGCATTTCGATTGGTGTTTTCATTTTCTCGTTGATGTTAAAGGTTAATCCATCCATCAAACTCAAGAACGGGAAGTCCTTTTCTGTCGCACCCAATTGCAAACCTTGCATATTGCTGCGCCACCTCTTTCTCTTTCTCAAGCATTCGATTCTTGATAGCGAACCAAGTCAACTTATCCTTGGGCGTGTCCCAAAGCAACTGAAACAATTCTTCAACTGGCGTCATTCTTGAAATAATTTCTAATTGTTGTTTGAATCTCGTCTAATCTTTGCTCCGCTGATAGGCCGCTATTCTCCGAATCAATTATTTGACCGATTTCGTCCAGCAGGTGATAAAGAGCAATTAGTTCTTTGATGTGTGTTTTCATATCTTGCTTCTAAGGTTTAAACTGATTCTCTGGATACAAAACATCATTCGATTGTCAAATTATTGGCACTAAGTAGCCGATACAAATCTTTCCGTATCGTTTCGTAGCATTTGTACTCCACGTCTGGAAGTTCTCCGTATTTTAAGTTAGAGCGCAACTTTTGGTCTAACTGCCAAAGGACGTGCTTAAACATACCACCGTTGACCGCTTCCATAAACTCCTGCTCTTCGTCAGGTAGATTAAATTCAAGGATTGCTTTCATATCCGTTTATCTTGCCAATAGTAATTGCATCCGTCATCTTTGAAAGGAACTTCAACAAACATTGATTGATAACTTCCCATTGGTGCGGTGAATCGGTAGCATTGGAGTTTAAGCGGGCATCCCTCCCCTGTGCATTTGGTAATGTCAGTCATTGATGTTAAATTTTATTTGACTACTCGGTGTAATTCCGAATTGTTAAATGTATTCATAAAAATAAAATCTAATAAGGCACCCCAGCGTAATACATAATACGCAAAGAATTAAAATGTCTCTAATGAATTTGTCCATTTGTAAGGATTAAAGTTGACCAATGATGGTGTAGTTGTCAAGCTCCGGGTTGTCATTGCCCAAGAAGAACTCTTTATATATTTCAATCGCCTCGTGCGCCTTCTGCTCACCTATCGCTACGAACTCGGGAGAGACGGTGTAAATGCCAATATCAAGTGACGCTTTGTCTACGGCAATAAATATAAACTTATCAATAGGCACTCCGAATAGACGGGTGTAGATAAACGCCTGGAGGTCGTACCCGTACTTCTTGGCGGAGTAGGGAAACGCACGCAGGTCGGTAGTTGTCTTCAGGTCGGCAAGGAATCCATCCCCAAGGATGTCTGCCTTTGCCCGGAAGGGCAACCCCTCAATAACACCAACGGCAGGAACCTCGAACTCGCAGCCCTGAATGTAACCTAATACGTGTTCGTTGCGTAGCAGGGCATCTGCAATCCTACGGGCTTCGTTGTATTCTTTTCTAGTTATGATTTGTCCGCCTTTTGCTTTAGCGTCCTTCCACATATTCGTGTTCTTGCTCTGTACATCGATAATGTCGTATTCCTGCATCCGGTGCGGCTCCAGAGCCATCAGGTGAACCAACCGCCCTACCGTGAAGGCATCTGATTCATCTTGGCCGTACTTCGTAACGTAGTGGTACGTTTTTGGTGACGAGAGTAGCAGCTTACAAGCTGAGGAAGATAAAGCGTGTTTTGCAAGGTGTCCGTAGTAAAACGAATCGTCCTGCATCTTTTCAAGGATAGTGCCTCTGTCCCAGGTGCTGCCATCTAATAGTTCAATTATTTTCATAGCATATTTCTAATTTTATCGTGTGCTGCCATACTCCCCTTGTTAAAGGCAATATCCAGAAGCATCGATTCGTAATTAACTGCCTTGTCCATTTCCTCTTGTGGAATGTCGCTACCGTACTGCTTGGCAAGCAGGCGCATATATTCTACGGTAGTCATTACCAGGCAAGGTTTTCTGCACGGAACTCCGCACGTAAGTACAATGAAGAAATATCAAACTCTTCTGGGAAGTTGATTTCTCGTGGCTCTTGAATAAAACCACCGTAGAAGTGATTGCCATCAGGGCCTTTCTCAAAAGCACCGTCTAACTCTAACCGCCAGTCGTAGAACTCTTCTACGGATTTGAATCCTGCCCAAGCAGCAAACGCCTCGTAGAAGGCGGTTACCGTGTCAAAGTTATCCTCTGGGCCTACATTCTGGTCTGCCGCAGCATCCATCAGGTCAACGTATGTTACTTGCATAGCACATTCCAAATTGCCTGCGGAAGCAGGAATACAACAAAGATTGCAACACACCACAAGGCAACCCAAGCCAGGGGAACCGTGATGTTAATGATGAGGTCTTGCAGTTTTTGATTCATTGTTTTAGGTGTTTGTTTCGACAAACATATAAAAAAAAACAATACACCAAACATCAATGCAAAAAAAATAGGGCCGTAGCCCTACTTTCTTACAAGGTTATTTTTTTAATAAAGGATTTAGTCCTTGTTAGCATTGATAGCGGAGGTATCCATCCCTCAGCGTTATCGTCTCCTGTTGCGCTATTGCCTACGGATTTATAGTTGGCATTCATCAGATGCTCCAGGAGCTTTGCGGTTCGGAATATGTACGCAACATTCTCAACGTCCTTAATGATGTACACGTAAAAGTCAGAACGGCTTGTCATTATACCGGAGTCCTCGTTTTTTGTACTATTGCGATATTCAATGTACAGGTTAGGGTCGTTTGGTGTTCCCCTCCTGCTCGCCCAATAGTACGCCTTTTCATCGTATTTCACCTCAAAGGTGTAGGTCGGGTGAAAGTTTGTCTCCGGGTCGGGTTCCCGCTTCGTGGCCTTCAAGTCCCAATCGTAGAACTTGCGGGGTGGTGCCTCCTCAACATCGTATCCCCGATTCTCAAGGAAAGACTTCCAGAGGTGTTCACCAAATTTACCCGACTGGTTCATAGGCAGTATATACGGAACGCAACTCCTCTACCCATTGCTTCCATAACTTCGGGTTGCATCCGCAAGGCACGTGGTATGTGTGGTTAAATACCCTGGCGTGAATGGTTGCGATTTCTTTACTTTGGTCGCTGGATAAGGTACTTTTGTATTCCTTATAGAATTGGTCAAGCCATTTGTATTCAGGTTCCTCCAGGCATTTTGGATTCTTGCTTGGGAACAACTGATTTAACTTTTCCTTTCGGGCTTCGCAGCCGCAGTCGATACCGGTTGCAGCGGCAAACCAATCTACTACCGCCTTGATTCCGGTGGCTTCGGTTATCTGCTCGATACGGTCACCGAGTCCCTTTGGCTTCCGCCCACGTTTGGTATTCGTTTTCGCAACTGGTTTTGATTTTGTCTCTTCCATTTTTCAACGTGTTATAAATAGACCTTAGTGAAATCTTTGTTGCCTCCGATAACTTACGAAGCGATACGTCCCCATCGTGGTAAATCGTGAACAACTTATTGTCGTACCAATCCCATTTAGATACCTCGCCTTTTACGGCATCTAAAAGCACCGTAAGCGCTTGGTCTGACTCTATGTTATAAATCTCTTCCTTATCGTCAAACTCTTCTATTGATACGAATTTGATTCTTGCTCGCTGCGTCATCTCCCGCAGGTACATATTCCGCAAGGTGATGTACACGAAAAACGTGTTAACGTCATCGTCTCCGTATTCCAGCTTTTCGGGGTTGTCCACGTACTGATACAAGCGCAGGTACATATCCTGCACTAAGTCGTGAGCATCGTCACGGTCAAGACCGAACGACCTCGCCATACGCAACCAGTCCTCGTGGCGCTTTGCTAATCGGGGTAGGATTCCCATAATACTTCGACTAAGATAATGCCAAGGCAAATCTCCAAACTATGTAGGTTACAATCCTCAAATTCAGTCTTGCTCCAATTAGCACCCAAAAGAAAACCGTAAAGAGGGTAGAAATTAACGCTAAAGCCCATTGACGAATTGTTTAAGCGTTGCCAACTTCGCTTCAAGTTCTTTTACCTGGGTGGCGAGTTTAGCATTCTGCTCAAGCAAATAATCGTAATTGAGTACACTTGTAACCATTCGGTCTTCTTCAGTTTCTTCCGGTTCTGGAAGCGGGCCACGTAGATTGTGCGCTATTTCTAATGTTGATTCGTAAAAGGTATCCCTTGGGAATTTTAGCTTTTGGTAATGGATAATAGTAGCGTGACTTTTACCCATCTGCCGACCTAATTCCGTAAGCGTGAAGAATGGGCGGAATGCTTTTACGTATGCTGCTCGGACTTTAACATTGTTCCAGTCACGAGTTCCTTTATCGGTGTATCCGATGTTTTTGCAGAATTGTTTGTAGTTCATCTTTTGGTACCAACGTATTTTGCGTTGCCTCTTTCTTTTTGAATTAGGATGTGGAAGTACGGTACTTCGTAATTCTTGCCGTGTTCGTCTTCAATTAGGTACCAGGCGCTCCATTGGCTCCAGCTCACGGGACGCCAATAGTCCAATACCAAGAACTTCTTTCCGTTAATTGCAAACACCTCATTCGGTGCAAATGGTACGGGAATAATCATAAGGATAGATTTTCTTTGATTTGCTCTAACTCTTTCTTCAGGGCATCAATCTCAATTAAACGCTCCCGGTTCTGGATAAGTAGTCGGGCGTTTTCTACTCGTGCCTCGTTTACCCGCTTGTCGATGTGGCGTTTCATATCTACCATATCCTCCAGCATCTGCGTAGCACGCCATACTGATAGCATATTATCCACGATTTGTGGCTCTTTAGGGTTGGCTAAGGCCATCTCGTTTAACCACCGAACAACATCGCTTACCTGAAGGATTTTATCCCTAACGTAAATCTCCCAAGAGTCTTGACTAAAATGGGTCATCTGAATAAATTATAGTTTGAATAGGTGCTTGAACATCGAGCAAGTTAATGTTATTATGGGTAAACCCGACATTACCTTTCATTGAACGAATCCTGATAGGGTCAGATAGCGGAGTTGGCCTTCCGCCTGTCTCCATCTCTTTTGTTTTACGGCAATGGATTTCGGTAAAGACCCAATCGGTTAAGTGTTGTGCGTATCGGTGAATGATAACAACCGAATCAGCACGGTTGCCCCACTTACCACCACCTTCAATATCGGAGGTCATTGGTGGCGTGGGCAGGCCTGCGTAAGCGTGGCCGTTAGGATGTGTCCTACGCATTGCTTCCGTTACCGGGTGTGTATTTACGATTGTGGTAACTGCGTTCTTGTGGGCGAAGATTCGCACGGCAGATGCTACCTCGTAATGGTATTCGTGCATACCCGACTTTCCAAGTTTCTTTTGGTCTGTCACAAGGGAGTTATACGGGTCTATCAGGCATCCGGTGTACTGCCATTCCTCGTGTATTTCCTCCATAATGCGGAGTAGGTCAAATGCGTTATATAGATTGTTGCTATCAATGAACCGAAAGTGTTCGTCAATGTAATCCAGGTGGCGGTACATCTTTGCCTCCGTTACGTTCTGAATAGGTTCGCAGGACAAGAACTCGATTAACTTGCGCTTTAAAGAGTGTACCTCGTTCTCGGATGAATAGACCAACCACTTTTTATCAAAGTTCATTGTCTGCATCAGCATCAGGTAAATTAACGTATGCGTCTTACCTACGTTGGCGTGGCCTGTAACAACGACAAACTCCCCGTCTTTAAATCGGAGGAACTCATCAATTACCGGGTGGCCAAGTTTACCGGTGTCGTAGTATTTACCGCCTCTTGCTCTTTCCAAGAACGGCAATACTTTATCGTTAGAAATAAGGTCAGGATGTTTCATAGGGCAAACGTAAACAAAAAATCAATACAAAAAAACATTGGGCAAAAAAAAGCCCCTCCGGAGAGGGGCTAAAAACCAGTCATTATGAAACACCTAAAACGGACTGGCTTCTTCTGTGCGAGCTGCAAAGTGTTCTTGATGCGTAGCACCGTGGGTGCCGGACATCCAAGCGTTAAACTTCTCTGCCAACTCAAAGATTTTTTCTACTGGGATTGTTGACCCTTGGGCAACATAAGCTGCTGACATTTCAACTGCTGATTTCAATGCTACCTGGCGAATGATAGATGCGCTGCGGTCATCATTGGCCTTGGGTGCTGAAGGTGTCCAGGCGGGTCGGTCACCACGTTGAATCTTTACGGTACCTTTCTCGTTCTTGGTGTACTCAACCTCGTCACCTACTTTGTAAGGTGGGGTTTGGCTCTTGGCGAATGCGGTTCCAAATTCTCCGTCATCAAAGCGGATGTCTAACTTGAAGAACTCGTTCCATTGGCCGTTTGGGGTGATGCTTGTAATTTTAGGCATTTTGCAATTCGTTTAAAAGGGTTCTTTTTAATACTTCGTTTTCTGCTTCGAGGAACTCCATCCGTGATGCCATCGCCTCGACTCGATGTTGTAGGAACTCTACCATCTGTGCGGCAGATTCCTGAGACCAGTTTGTTCTTTGTCCGTATTCCATTAGAATAGTTTTAGGTGTTAGACAGGACAAACATACGCAAAAAAATTAACATACAACTCCCTTACCAAAAAAAATTACTTTGCCTGTATTCTTTGTTACCTCGTGGTCACGGCTAATGGTAATCTTAGTTACAAAGTTGGTATTATCGTCTTGAATACCTCCCCACTTACGTAACGCATCCAAGGCAAACTTAATAGCCATAATGCAGTTGTCATTGTCGTAGCCGTAGTTATGCCTTAGGGTTGCCGTAATCGTCTTGAATCGTGTTTTGTCGTATGTTGCTAATTGCGCCAGGACTTCCTCCGTAAACTTATCCTTGGCTTTCTTGCGAACTATCCAATGCTTAGAAGCGTAGAACTGATTCAGGGAAGGAACCTTGGAAAGGATAACACTAATCTCTATATCCGCAGCGGGCTGCAAAGGCCGGGTCGAGTTTGTGGACTTCTTTAAGGAGGGTTTGCTCCTGGGCTTTGGCGTAGGCACGGTTTTGGTCATCGCAGTTAGCGAAAAGATTCGCAACCTCCGTCAGAATCAAATCTATCTGACGCTTTACTTCGGGGTTGGTATAATACGGCATAATCTTCAAGTTGTTGGAGTTCACGCTTTAGGTGGATTATCGCTTTATTAATATCTTGCTCGGCAGGATTGCCGTCTTTCTTTCCGGCACGGAGTAGGTAGGCGATTGCTACACCCAAGTTGTAATTGTCGTGGGCAAAGTCCTGAACTACGTCAAACGCTTCAATGCCCTTAAACTTGCCTATGTAGTATTCAGGGACGCTCGTCCCAGTAGAGGAAGACTTGGTGGAATCCTTGGTGTTCATTGATTGAAGGTTTTTTTTCCTTGCTCCCAGGTGTTGTACTTTCTGGTGGCTGCTGATTCGTTTTCGCTTCTGGGGTAGTCGCAGAATCCGAAGTGGTTGAGGAAGGCATTTGTGTAGTCATTCGGAATTTGTTTTAATTCCATAGCAAGATGTTTCTTGCGTCTGTCGTTTCTATCTGTTCCCATATTGCAAACCTAAACAAGAAAAGAATAGGTCTAACCAATGTATATAACTAAAAAGTTATTAACACTTGTCGGGCGTATGCGCCCAATGCTTATTTTTTACAACTTAGTTAGTAAGTTAACTTAAAACTAACTTAAAACTAAATAACTCTAACTAAACTTAAAACTAACTTAAGTAACTTGATAGTTAGGTAAAATTAAAAATAAAAGAAAATCTGCGTTTACACGCATTTTCAAGGTCAAGGTTTACAATCTATCCAACTTAGATAGATAATGCGTTAGAACGCACCTAAAGCACCTCTATCGCCTTAATAACACTACAAGCAGCATACCAACTGCAAATAGCATTATGTATTTTTCCCATATTCCTTTTTCGCTTGGTGCTTTGATGGTACGGTTAATGTACTTAGTCACCTGTACCGTGTCCGGTAAGCAGATTGCCTTTACACGTATAGTATCAAAGTTCCTAACAATCCGTAGTCGGATGTTGTCCTTTTGGACAACTACCGTATCAACATCGTTTAGCGTCAAGGTGTCCCAAAGGGTTCTTTCCTTGGTAATAACCAACGTATCCCATTTTGATTGCTCGACTCTTGCTCCCTTGCGTATCGCCTGGGTTAAATGCCATTCCGCACTACAACTACCCAGAGCAAGACTCGCAATCAGGATTATCAATACTACAACTAGTGGATGTAGGAATTTCTTCAAGCTCATTTAACCAGTCGTTAAAATTGGACGTACTTTGTTTTTCCACCTTTCTTGATTGCTTTTAAAACTTGTCCTCGGTTATTTAGAACGTCATAGGAGACGTGAATCCATCCAGGTTGTACATCGGTACCAAATTCCCAAATGAGTTGCTTAAACGGCAGATATTTGCGTATGTAGTTAAACACCGCTGCCATATCATCACATTGGATGTCTGCTGCTCTTCCGTGTACGTGGTCGGATGTTGCACTACCGCCAACCGCAGAGTTTACCTCCGGTGAACGAAATCCACTCGTAACATTAATTACTCCGAATTTATCCCGTGCCGGTTGCAGCACCTTTTGTGCTAAAAGCTTTAGGTTACGGATTTCTTCCTGACCAGGTACGTTCGGTAACCCGGTATCGGTATCTGTAAACTCAGAAAGTATAAAGTCCCTTGAAAGTTGCATAGGTTATGTATTTTGTTACTTTTAAGTATCATTAGGTGCCTTTTATTGCTCTAATGATGGTTTTAACGACCTTGACCCCGGTAGGTCTTACTCGTCACCCTTTTGTTCTGGCTCTTGGTGTGCCTTCCCAGTTTTCTTTTTGACTTCTTGATTTTTGTTTGCTCCTGTTGCTTCGCCATCTCTACTCATCATTAAGGCAAACCCGCCCATTATAAACGCACTAAACTCTGTTAAAGACGCTTTCTCGAACCAAACCAAGATTCCACCAAAGGAAATCAGGATAAGGCCGATAAGCGTTGTTTTTGGATTTCTAAATAATCTATCTATCATTCTTAATATCCCGATTCCAACGCCACAAGGTGTACACAAAAGAGGTCAGCATTACGAATAGTCCTGCTATCTGATGCACCTCGGCTATCGTTAACCCACCAACGGCTAAACTCCAAGAGGTCGCTACCGCACTTGTACTGTCTGTTTTCATTGCTCGGATGTTGCTTCGTTGCACAATGTCGGATTGGCCTCGCAGAACGCTTGTGCGTAATTACTCTCCCATCCAGCGAACCAATGAACTGCGCTATTCGGAGCAGGCCAAACAACGTATTGATTGAACTCGGATGGTGCTACCCAAATCACATCAACCGCCCAACGTGGGTCAGATTCAACGATTCCGATTTGATGAACGAAGCAATCAACAAAGGTGATTTGGTCTTCTTCCATTTGGGCGAATCCTGCGGAAAGCATATCGGTGATGAACTGACCTTCGGTAGGCCAAGCGTATTTTAAGTAGTGCATCAGGTCGTGAGTTGAATACATTGTGCGTCCGTAAGTGGCGTTGGGAATAGAGCCATTTGATTGATGAATCTCGGCACGTCCACTCCATCTCCATCCATACGCTGCATAGCGGTTGTAGTAAATGCCGTTGCGCTTACCACTTTGACTCCGTTTACGAAAACGTCAGCGGTAGTGCCGTTCCACTTTATTGCCAATTTTATATTGTTGGTTGTCGTGGTAAACAAACTCGTACCTACGTTAGATACCCACTTCGCTATATTCAATCGTTGAGAAATTGTTCCCGTGTTTCTTATGGTAAACCCGTTTGTAAAACCACCGATGCCAGTATCTATGTAAATACCAGCGGTAGATGCGGAGCGTGCCAATTCTAATTGATTAGATAAATCAACAAACCAAGTACCACCAGCAGCCGTAATAAAACCATTCGTGAAAACGTTGCTCCTTGTAAACGTATCCGCCAACCTCGTCACCGCTGCCGTAGTGGTAGGAATGAACGTAGTAGCATAAGCCCCCAATTCAAATTGAGGTAATGCGGTCAAGAATCCCTGCCCAGTAGATAGGGTAGAAGGTAAACGCATTAGATAGGTAGGTGCGCCAACAATTGTAACACCAGTAGTAATCGTAACAGTAACACGATACCAGCCGCTTCCCATATTAACAATAGTGGCAGTACAAGCAGACGGGGTTCCTATCGTTATGGCTGTAGCACTTATATTAATAGGAACAGTCCACGAAACACCGCCCCAGTTGCCAGCATTGTTATATTCCATTGTGGTTTGAAAATCAAAGCCATCGTATTTAAAGTATCTACTTAACGTATAGACTGATGAACCAGCCAATAAAGTAGCCGATGCATTTTGATTGGGATAGCGCACATTACCAGCAGCCTCATTTTTAGTAATTCTGGTAGCGTTTTGTACTCCTGGAGCAGGAGATGCAGTTATACTGCTATCATAACTAACTCCAGTTGTAGAATTAAATAAAAGTCCGTTAGGCACTAAGTTGGTGCGCTGGGGTTCGAGCAACAAGCGACCACAACTACTCAATGTCCCGTCTGCGTTTCTGAAATCGATTCGTGGTACGTCTTGTCTGTTGGTGGTTGGGAAGTAGTCAAGGGCTTCATTGCCTTCAACGAGTTGTGCGCCCCAGATGAAACCACCGCTTGTTCCGTTTCCTAAATAGGTACTATTGCCAGAGTCATCTTGTAGTGTAATTGCTACAAGTGTTGAGCTACCACCAGCTCCGCTATTTACTGACC